GAACGCAGCGTGACATCACGGCGCGTGAGATCGAAGAGCGTCACGAAGAGAAGCTGCTTGCCCTGGGTCCAGTGCTTGAAAATCTGAACCAAGGCGTCTACGATCCAACGATCACACGCGTCTTCAACATCATGAATCGTCGCGGGATGTTGCCGCCGCCTCCACCTGAGCTGGAGGGGGAGCCGCTTCGCGTTGAGTACATCTCAATGATGTGGCAGGCACAGAAGGCCATTGGACTCGGTGGCATCGATCGCTTCTCCAACTTCGTCGTCACCATCTACGAGCGGACGCAGAACTCAGCTGTTCTCGAGCCTGTCAACTGGATGGACATGGTGGAAGAGTATGCTGATCGCACGGGTCTGCCGCCATCGAGTCTGTACACTGAAGAGCAAGTGGCAGCGATCAGACAGAAGCGCGAAGAAGCACAGCAAGCAGCGCAGGATGCTGCGACGATGAAGGAGGCTGCGATCGGAGCGAAGACGCTCAGTGAAACTGACACGTCGAAGCCGAGCGCGCTCAAGCAGGTTGCCGCCATGGCTGGGCAGGGTGGTACCGCATGACCCAGCGAGCGAACGTCGGTAACGCTGCTGACCGTGAGCAGGTCAAAGAAGCCGAGCGTGAGATTCGTGATGCACAGCAGAAGTTTCAGTTTGACATGAATAAGGTGCTTGAGTCACGTGAAGGTCGTCGAGTCATGTGGAGGATTCTCGAGCATTGCAATGTTTTTGGCTCCATCATGGAGACCAGCGCAAAGATTTACTACAACTCAGGTCGTCAGGATGTTGGGCACTGGCTACTTGCGAGGATTGATGAAGCCCGACCAACCACTGCGCTACAGATGGCGCAGGAAGACCTCAAGGAGAAAGAAGATGCCAGCAGAAGAAGGAAAGGCCGGCGCAGCTCCAGCGAAGCCGGAAGAGAAGAAGGCGGAGACAACACCGGAACCGAAGAAGGAGGAAGCGAAGGTTCCTGACAAGTATGAGCTGAAGCTCCCAGAGAAGACGAGACTGAAGGCTGACGTGCTCGAGAGGACAACCGCCACTGCGCGCGAGTTGGGACTCACGGAGAGCCCAAAGGCACAGAAGCTCGTTGATCTGCTCAGCAAAGAGGCTGATGCCGCAATCGAGGCTCACCTCGCACTTCACGCTCCCGGGGGCGAGGCGTGGAAGGAGACCGTGAATGGTTGGGAGACTGCAGCCAGAGCCGACAAGGCCTTTGGCGAGACGCCCGAGCAATTCACGGCCAACGTCGAGAAGGCGAAGACGTTGTTTCAGAAGTATGGAACACCGGCGTTCAATGAGTTCCTGAACAACTCGGGGTTTGGTTCACATCCTGAAGTGCTCAGATTCGCAATGGCGTTGGTGAAAGCTTCAGCCGAAGGGAAACTCGTGATCCCCAAGGCACAGGACGGGGGCAAGAAAGACCCAGCCGAGCAGCTGTACGGCGGCACGGCTGAGAAGACGACTTAACATTCCCTCAGGAGTTAGTTATGAAGAACTTCGCAACATGGGCTCTCATGTTCATCGTGCCGATCCTCTGTCTCGCGGCAGGGACGTCCGGTGCACATGCACAGTCCGTCACGCAAGGGCTTCCATCGTTCGAAGTCATGATCATGGGAGCTACCATCGGCGCCAACGTGTTGACGTTGTCGGACTGGGCCAAGCGGCTCGACCCTGACGGCAGCGTCCCCACGATCGTCGAGTTGCTGTCAATGACCAACGAGATTCTCGCCGACATGCTGTACATCGAGGGGAATCTGCCTACAGGTCACCGCACGACGGTTCGGACAGGTCTTCCTGCTGTTGCGTGGCGCTTGCTCAATCAAGGAACGGTCCCGAGCAAGAGCACCACGGCGCAGCTCGACGAAGCATGCGGTATGCTCGAGGCGTGGGCCGAGACGGACGTGGAACTCGCACGTCTCAACGGCAACGTCGCTACGTTCCGTTTCTCGGAAGCGCAGGCGTTCATCGAGGCGATGAACCAGGAGATGGCACAGACGTTGTTCTATGGCAACTCGAGCGTCGCGCCAGAAGAGATCACAGGTCTCTCGGTTCGGTACTCGCTGAAGTCGGCACCGAACGGTCAGAACATCGTCGATGCTGGTGGTGTCGATGCATCGGACAACACGTCCGTCTGGCTGGTGGTCTGGGGAGCGAACACGGTGTTCGGTATCTTCCCGAAGGGATCGAAGGCCGGCCTCTCGCATCAGGACCTCGGCGAGGAGACGGCGGAGATGACGGCTGGCTTGGCTGGCAGCCGGATGCGCGTGTATCGTGACCTCTGGACATGGAAGTGCGGGATCGCGCTTCGTGACTGGCGGTATGCGGTACGCATCGCGAACATCGATCTCTCGGCTCTGCGTCTCGACGACGCAACGTCTCCGAAGCTCTTCAACCTGCTGACCAAGGCCACGTGGCGCATTCCGGCCATGGGGATGGGGAAGGCAGCGATCTACGTCAACCGCACGATCGGCGAGTACCTGGACATTCAGGCACAGAACCGCGTCACCAGCGGCGGACAGCTCACGTACGAGGTCGTCGATGGCAAGCGCATCATGTCGTTCCGTGGCATCCCGATCCGCACCACGGATGCGCTGATCAACACCGAAGCTCGCGTGGTCTAACCCACCGCTCACGCTTCACGCTTTTCACGTTCTCAGGAGTACAGCATGTACATCGACGCGGAAAACCGTTTGTCCAATGCACAGGCCATTGCGGCTGTCGCATCGACAAACATCATCGATTTCAGCTCCGATCGCAACATGGGGATCGGAGAGCCGCTCTGCTTGGTGGTCGTTGTGACCACTCTGCTGGACGGCACAACGGGAGACGAGACATACTCGGTGACGATGCAGACGGATGACAACGCCGGCTTCGGTTCACCCACCACGATTGGTGGTGTCGTTGCGCTCCCGCGCAACTCAGCTGTCGGCACGAAGTTCATCATCCCGATTCCACCCGACACGGCCATGGAGCGGTACTTCCGTGTCCTGTACGGTGTCGGCGGCACAACGCCGTTGGGAGCCGTCACGACGTTCCTCACGTCGATGAAGATGGTTCAGAACGACGTGCACTACGACGACGCAATCACCGTCGGGTAAGGACTCGCGGTTGGCCTCCTAGGTATCGGAGGTCAACCACCCCTTGTCTCAAGAACAGGATATGTTCATGGCAAAGAAGACAGCAGCCAAGAAGAAGAAGGTTGTTCGCAGCACTCGGGAGCGGCCCTCTGCTCGAGACATCGAGACCGACGAGGTGCAGCCGTCGCATGTGACCCGAGCCACGAAGTCAGCACCCGAGAAGAAGAAGACCGGACAGCGAGTTGCTGAGACTCGTGACGTGATCGAGCGGTCGGGTGGCAAGATCATCCGTCGGAAGGAGAAGACCTCTCCGGTGCGTGTGAAGGCGACTCGCATGGGGTATTATGGTGACATCCTCCGCAAGGTGGGTGACAAGTTCACCATGAACCTCACCGAGGCGGAGATCGAGTCGCAGGAGGAGGAGGACGAGATGGATCGCTCGCCGAGCTGGATCAAGATCATCGGCGAGGACAAGAAGAAGAAGGGCAAGTCTCGTCCGAAGGCGAAGGCTGCCGAGGAAGAGGAGGAAGAGGAAGAGGACGAGGATGAAGTCGACGAAGACGTCGATGAGGACGAAGACGAAGAGGAAGACGAAGACGAAGAGCTGTAGCACCACGCATCATCAGCTGAATCGATGAGGGGCGGTGTTCGCCCAGCCGCCCCTCTTCACTCTTTTCGTGGACACATCGCATGACCACTCAACTTGATCTTTGTCACATGGCGCTGTCGCACATCGGTGTTGGGACGCAGATCGCTGTCTTTGCTACCGACCGATCAAAGGAAGCTTCGGCGTGTCGCCAGTTCTACGATCAGGTCCGCGATGAAGTCCTCCGCGCATATCCGTGGCACTTCGCCACGGCTATCGAAGCGTTGACCCTCGTTGAGGAAGATCCGAATGACGAATGGGGATACTCATACAAGTATCCTTTGACGTCTCTTGCATTCAAGCGCATTCTCAATGGCGCATCGCGCATCGAGACGCAGACGTCACGCATTCCATTCCGGATCGTGAATGATCCTACATACACAGGGTTGACGATCTTTACCAACAAGCAGCTGATCCTGTCAGACTACCCCGACGCCTTTGGTGAGTACACGGTCTCACCGGATACTCGGGTGTACCCTCCTGACTTCGCACAAGCGTTCTCACTGTTGCTGGCAGCGTACATCGCGCCCCGGGTCACGGGAGGCGATCAGTTCAAGCTGGGTGAGCGAGCCTTCAAGATGTACTACATGAAGATTCGTGAAGCAGCGCGCAATGCGTCGCGTGAGCATCAGCCTGATGTTGAGATTGAGTCCGACCTCTACAGGGCTCGTGAATCATGAACGTCGTCCAGCGATCCTTTGCCGGTGGCGAAATCTCGCCATCGATGTATGCGCGTACTGATGTCTTGAAGTACGCCACTGGATTGCGGACATGTCGGAACTTCATGGTGCAGAAGCAAGGCGGTGTCACGAACCGTGCTGGAACAGAGTTCCTCACCGAAGTGAAGGCTTCAGCAAACTTCACACGATTGCTGGACTTCGTCTTCAACAGCAGTCAAGCCTACGTGCTGGAATTTGGGAATCTCTACGTTCGGATTCTGCTCGATGGCGTCTACCTCACGACAGGCGCTGTGGTGGCATGGAACGCTGCGACGAACTACGTCATTGGTGATGTCGCGTCTCGGTTGGGCGTCACGTACTACTGCATCTTGGCGCACCTCAATCAACAGCCACCGAACGCCACGTATTGGTACGCGATGACTGGAGCGGCGCCTGACACGATCTTCGAGATTCCAACGCCATACACCTCAGCGCAGCTGCCTGACTTGCACTACGTTCAGTCAGCTGACACGATGACATTGACGCACCAGACGCATCTGCCACGGCAGCTCCAGCGATTGAGTGCCAATCGTTGGGTGTTGAACTTGATTCCACTCGGGCCGCGGATTGCGTTCCCGACAGGCGTTGGTGTGGCTGGTGGGTCGATTCCACATGTCACAGGATACTACTATGTTGTCACAGCGTTATTGGCGGAGAATGGCGAGGAGAGCCGCGCGTCGGCGACGGTGGTCAACTCCAACATTCCTGAAGAGGCCGACCCAGCTATTGTCTCCTGGACACCTGTGGCAGGTGCGTATGCATAC